CATATATGATTGACACAATGCTGTTTGATACACAGGTTGAAACAATTCTTGATGACGCAGGTAACACTTTAAAACAAAATACAAAAAAGCTCAATGTAATTGTTCCTGAACTTGACGAAGCCCAGAAGCAGGCTATTGCAAGAGATTACACATATAACATGCGTTTCTGGGTAAAAAAGTGGACTAGCGAACATTTAATCCCTGAAATGCGCAAAAGAGTTCAGGAAGCTGTATTGAGTGGGTACAGGGCTGATTACGTTCAAAAAATTCTGGAAAAAGAATTCGGGATAATGAAAGATAAGGCAAAGTTTTTAGCCCGCAACGAAACCGCTATAATGCTTGCCGAATACCGTAAAACAAAATATCAGAAAATGGGAATTAACCATTTTATCTGGTCTACAACAATGGATGGCAGGGAACGAGAATTGCATAAAGAACTTAACGGGAAGGTGTTCAGGTTTGATAACCCGCCTGTAATAGATGAAAAAGGCACGAGGGGGTTACCTGGAGAAACATATAATTGCCGGTGTCATATTATCCCCTACATACCGAACTCCCCCATATAGGTAAAAAAATGAAAGCAATAAACAAAGTATTTTTAGGACAGGAAAATAAAGGACGCGGAAGGTATTTTAAATCCCGCTTCATAGAGGCTGGACTTGTACAGTATGATTTTGGTCTGTGTCTTTTGCCAAAGGAAAATCTGGATAAATTTGTTCAGGGATTTGTAGGCTGTCCGGTAATTATTGACCATAACGAAGTATACGACGATAACGCAGAGGATTTACGCGTAGGGACAGTTTCCCGTGTATGGTTTGATGAGACAGACGGTTATTACTGGTGTGAAGGGATTATATGGAATGAAAAAGCCCTTGATTTAATTCTTAATAAAGGCTGGAGCGTTTCCTGCCAATACGACATCACAGAAGTTGATGAGCAAGGCGGAGTACATAATGGGATAGAGTTTGATAAAACAATCTTAAACGGCTCTTTTGAACACCTTGCGCTCGTGGATGCGCCGCGTTATGAAGCTGCTCTTATCGCTGTTAATTCTGCCGGCAAAAAGAAGTTTTTATACAACAAAGCGATAAATTCAGATTTTAAAGAAGAAGAACACCCGCGGGGAGATGACGGGAAGTTTACTGACGGGAATAATACAAGTTTCTATAATGAAAATTCAAAAACAATTGAATTAAAAGGCAATGAGCTTGGTTCTACTGATGAAGAAATCAGAGAGAATGGGCTGAAATACTTTAAAGAAAATTATCAGGGTAAAAAGTTTAGTAACCCGGAATTATCAGATATTTTATTTAGTCGCACCGGGTTGAATAAATTAAAATCCAATTCTGCAGATATAGAAAAAATAAAAGCCATTCCTGCTCTAAAAGATATTGTGGAGAAAGGCAAATATCAAGGAGAAGAAGCCCTAAAGCATCCTAGAGAAGATGGCATCATAAGATTTCACAGGATTAATGCAAATGTAAATATAGGTGAAAAGAAAGAAAATATGTCCGTGCTAATTGGCGAAGATCGAGACGGAAACAGATTTTATAACTTAAATAATAAAACCTATATAGCAGAAAATTCCTCAAGGGTTATCCGCGCTAAGGGCAGAGCCGATGAAGAATTTTCTATAAATATTATAACCGATCTTACACAAGATTTCAACCCTGACATTACAAAACATAAAGCACAAAACAGCAAGGAGACAGATATGGGAATTATTGAAGATTTAGAAAAACTAATGCTAAAGGCAAAAAATAAAGGAGAAAACATGAAATCAAAAAATGAAGACACAGACAAACGCAAACTTATTGACGAAGTTGCGGGGATTATGAAATCTGCCGGCGCTGATGACGAGCTTATCAGAACTGCCATAGGCAAGATGGAAAAACTGGCTTACGACAAGTCCGAAGCAGGCACAGCTGATAACAAGGCTAAAAACGAGGATGAGGACGACAAAGACAAAGAAGAAGCAAAAAACAAATGCCGCAACGAAGAAGACGATGAGGAAGAAAAACCGAAAAACAAACGCGGCAAAAACGAAGATGACGAGGATGAAGACGAAGACAAAGAAGATGAATATGACAAATTAAAACGTGAAGTCGATGATGAAGCCAAAAATAAGGCTAAAAACAAAGCTCGTAACAGTATCAGCGACTTTAAAAAGTCTTTCTATGACTATAGCACAAGTGATTATGGCACAGGTTATATTTCACAGAAAAAAGCTATAGAACTTGGTAAACAGATTTTCTAAATAATAAAAACAATAAGAAAAATAATTATGCATTTCTCAGACAGTGGAGAAATGGCGGCATTGAAGCTCTGCGGGAGCTTCTTTTTTTTACAAAAAATTCAAAATAAGGAGTTAAAATATGGCAATTTCATTAACAAATTTTAAAATTGAACAAGTTGACGGAGGTCTTGCCTTGCTGCCTAATCAGCCGCTTTTACAGGGCTGCCAGGTATCAAGTGCACAGTCTACCGCATTGAATGCAGGCGACATTGTAACTATTGACGGAACAAACGCAAAACAAGGAATTATTACCGTAAAAAAAGCAGCAGTAACAGATACCCCGTTAGGTATAGTTTTGACAGATCCTATCAAAACAAGTTTTGCAGCACTGGATAGAGTTTCAGTTATTCCTGTTAACTGCTATTGCTACAAAACAGCGAATGCAAATATAACAGCCGGCTCAAAACTTCAATTTACAGCAGAAGGTAAAGTAGCAGCAACAACAACAGCTTCAAACGGTTATATCGGTATTGCATTAACTAATGCTACCGCCGCAGACCAGTTAATTATTGTACAAGTTCAGCCGGGTATGGAACCCGCAGCAGCTGCAGCGTAGGAGGAGAAATAATGACTAATAAATTAATTTTCGATGCGGAAAATTACGCACGTAAGACATACAAAGCAATTAACGCTTTATTTGACATTCCCGGCAGAGGTGTTATACAAACTGTTGATACATTAACAGAAATCGTATCAGGAGCAGTTGAGGCTAAATACTACGAATTAGCAGGGCAAACCCCTTCCGATTTCTTAAATATTGATACCGGACGCGGAGCATACTCTACAGGTTTGTTCCAGTTCACAACTGCTTATGTCGGCTCAACATTCAAAGAATGTTTAATTAATCCGGCGTCTAACGCAATCAACGCTAACGCTAATTCTTCAATAGTTATTGACGGCATAAACATTCCGAATAACTTCTACGCACAGCGTTACGCAGTTAGACAGGAAGCAATTAAAATGGCAGCCAGAAATGCGGTTAACTTTGATATTGTTGAAGAAAACGAAAAAGCAAGAGCTAAGACTTACCAGCTGGGCTTCCAAGAAACAATGTTCTTAGGACTGGGCGACGGCAGAACTTACGGGCTTTTAAATCAGCCTAATGTTACGGTCAATACATCATTATTACCTACAGCACCTGAAAAAATGACTACCGAACAAATTAAAACATTTGCAGCAACTGCACTCGCTACAGCATTTGCAGGCTCAAATTATACAATTATGCCTAACAGATGGTGTATGCCTACAAGATCATTTATGGCATTAGGAATTCCTTACGGTGATACATTCGGTATGCCGACAGTCAAGGAAGTTTTGGAAAAAGCTTTTAAAGAAGCCGGCGCACCTGCTGACTTCAAAATTGTACATACTGTATACAACAATACAGCTGCTTCAAACGGTAAAGGCAGACACGTATTCTACAACACTGACGTTGATAACATCGTAATGTGTGCGCCGCTTGTTTATACACCGCACCCGTTATATGCTCAAGGCTCATTAGACTTAATTTCTGATGCAGAAGCACAATTTACAGGTGTATGGGTAAAACGTGAAGGCTCAATTTTGTACGCAGATGAACAAGCTTAAGGAGAAAATTTATGAAACTATACAATAAATCAACGCACCCTTTTTCTCACGCATATTTGAATGAAGAGAAAGAAACTGTTTATTTAATTTTGAAGCCGCAAAAAACATTGGATGTTCCTGACGATATAGCTGAACTGTGGTTAAAATATGACGGAGTAGAAAAATATGTTGCTCCCGAAGATATTGAAAAAGCCGCAGCAGAAAAAGCCAAAGCAATGGAAGAAAAAATCAAAGCTGAGGCTAAAGCAGAAGCGCAGGAAGAAATCGATAAACTAAAGGCTGAACTTGAAAAAGCCAAAGCAGCAGCGAAAAAAAACAGCTAAATAAACCTCCCTAAGTCGCATAGAAGTAAAGAAGAGGATGAAATGAACAACGATATTTTTAAGACTGTAACAGTAGAGCAATTTAAAGAATATTTTTTCAGGGATTTCTCTTTTTTGCCTCTCTATGTTGAGGGACAAACCTACTGGAACGGAGATATTGTTTATTACAATAACAATTTCTATAAATCACTGATTGACACTAATACAACTTCACCTGACAACGCTGAAAACTGGCAAAAGGTCAAAGGGAACATAAATGATTATGTTCAGGACAAAGACATAGAACGTGCTATGTCACAGGCACTCTCAACGGCTAATGCAAGGTTTGGGATAAATGATGATGACAAAATAATGATTTATCTTCATCTTGTGGCATTTTACCTGCAAATGGACTTAAACACTGCATCATCAGGCGGGGGATTTATGGGGATAACGACATCAAAGAGTGTCGGAGATGTTTCGGAAGGTTACACAATCCCGCAATGGGTAACAGATAATCCGGTATTCAGCATATTTACACAAAACGGGTTCGGGCTTAAATATTTATCTTTAATCCTTCCTTATATCTCGTGCCCGATACTTTTCAGCAGAGGGGGGACAACAATTGGCTGAACAAGACAGCAGCATGAAATTTAGTAATAAAAATCTTGATGAGATTATACAAGCTTTACGAAAAAAGATTATATTACGCATCGGGATTATGGGAAGCGACGCGCAGACGGAGCACGAAGGAAGCGGATTAACTAACGCACAGTTAGGTACAATACACGAACAGCCAGACAATGACGGCAAGAAAATTCCGAAACGTTCTTTCTTGTTAGAACCTTTACAGGAAAAATTAAACCTTACAACAGATGAAAACAAATATTTAAGGAAAGAATTATTTAAGCGTTATTTTGATGATAAAGCCCCTGAAAAGTTTTATAAAGCTCTTGGAACTAAAGCACTGCAAATTGTAGACCAGGCATTTATGACAAATGGCTATAACCAATGGACTTCATTATCACAAGCCTATTTAAAACGTAAAATCAATTCTGTTAAATCTAAAAAGAAACGTGAAGAATACGCTAAAAATAACAAGATACTTGTTAGAAGCGGCGCTCTAAGACGTTCTATAAGCATGAAGATTATAAAACCACAATGATAAACACTAATTCAAACCTGCCTAATATGTCAAACACTATTAAAGGCTGGTTTTTAAACATAAGTTTTGAATACGTTGAACGGTATCAGGACGGGGCAGACTGGATCGAAGGCACACCGCAGATTATAAACACAAAAGGTGTTGTGCGTCCGCCTTCTGACGAGGACTTAAAGATTTACCCTGAAGGCGCCTGGTCGTGGCAATGGCTGCAAATCCACTGCCTGCCAAATGCTGATATGGCAACAAATAATTATGTAATCTATGACAATGTCAAATATAAAATTATGCAGAAAAAGGATTACAGAAAGTACGGATATATTCGCTATACCCTTCTTGAAGCATACAAAGCGGATGAATTAAACAATGAGTGACACACTAAATCTTTTAAAACAACTTATTGATACACAGCTTAAAATGCCTAAAGGGCGCGTATGGGCTGCTAATTCAGACAATTCCCTACCGAAAGACAAAAAACTTTTTATTGTTCTGAAAATTGATGAAGTAAAGCCGTACGCAAATAATCTTAAATACGAATACACTGTAGACGGTGTAAATGAGATTTTAACCACAAGTGTAGCGGAAGATATAACAATAGCCTTGCTATCCCGTAATACAGAAGCAAGGGACAGGGCTTATGAAATCTTACAGGCTTTAAGTTCTACATTATCCCAACAATTACAAGAAAAAAACAAAATGCATATTTCAAGGCTGGGGAATATCTATGATGCCTCGTTTCTTGAAGCAACAGCATTCTTAAACAGATATGATATCCGTATCAGGGTTATAAGAAGTTACCAGAATATAAACCCTGTGGACTATTACGACAAATTTTCAATACCTGAAATTCACCTGGAAGCATAACAAAGGAGTATAACAAATGGCAAATCAAATTCCTATAAGCTATGTTGTTAATGTCAGCATAGCTGAACAGCCTGCGGGTTTAGCACCCAAACAGCTTAGTACACTACTGATTTTAACCGATGATGAACCGGTGTCACCATTATCAGGAGATTATATTATTGCACGTGCTGCAAGAACGATTGAACAGAATTTTGGTACAGGGAAAGACAGTACCAAAATGGCGCAGATAATATTCAGCCAAAATCCAAATATTTTAGCAAATAGCGGCTATGTTATTGTTGCACCTTATACATCGACAAGTGAAACAACAGCGCAAGCAATTTCAAGATTATCAGCACAGATTTACTTTGAGGGTATTTTAACCACAAGAGATTTAGACGATGAAGAAGCCGGAGAAGCATCAGCAGCAGTTGAGGCAACAGCTGACCAGATATTTTTCTTACCTTCATCAGATGTAAATGCTTTACAAACAGCTAACGGCTTATTTTATAAATTGCAAAGTAATACGCAGACAAAATGTCTGCTTTATACTTATGGAGCTGATGAGGATACGAAAAAAGCTAACGCAAAATTATTTGCCGCAGCTTACGCCTCACGGGCTTTGTCTGTAAATTACAGCGGTTCTAATACCTGTATTACAATGAATTTGAAAGACTTAACAGGTATTGAAGCAGATACAAATATTACCGAAACCATATTACAGCAATGTGCAGATTTAGGTGTTGATTGTTTCCCTTCTATAGCCGGACTTGCTAAAGTTATTTCAAATGCAGGCAACGGTTTATATTTTGACCAGGTAGCAAATAGAATTTGGCTCACAAGCACTATTCAAACAAATGTATTCAATACCCTTGCGACCACAAGAACCAAGATACCGCAGACCGAGCAGGGTATGAACCTTTTGAAATCTGCAGTATATGATACTTTTGACCAGGCAGTTACAAACGGTATGATAGCCCCGGGACAGTGGAATTCCTCCGACACATTCGGTAATTTGGAAGATTTCCACAGGAATATTCTTGAAACAGGGTATTACATATATTCAACCCCTGTTGTGGAACAGGCACAGGCTGAACGAGAACAGAGAAAAGCCCCGCTTATTCAATGTGCAGGCAAAGAAGCCGGTGCAATTCATAACAGCGATATTATGATTTACTTAGAAGCTTAAGGAGATAATAAAATGGATGCATATACAGGACAAGACACGATTGTAGTTGAAGATTATGACGGGAAATTTACATTAAGCGACTTTGCAGATGGTACAGTTGCAGAGGTAACAGCACCAAATGAAGCATCAACCACAAATACAGGATATAACGGAAATTCCCTCGGAGCACATAACGAACCCGGCAGACAACGTCAGGTCACATTAAGGGTCGTAAAAGGCTCTGATGATGATAAGAGATTAAACACATCTTATACATTGTGGCAAAACAGAGATTTACGTTTTAAACCGCTAAAAATGGACTTTACCAAACGTGTATCACGTTCTGACGGTTCAGTAACTAATGAAACACAGCAATGTTTCTTTGGACTTCCTGTTAATCCGCCTGTTCCAATGGTTGATACAACAGGGAATACGGATCAGGTTGTATCTGTTTACACGTTCAGATTTGGTAATAGTAAGAGGACATTATGACACGTAAATATAAACTAACCAGCGGAAAGATTGTAGAATTTGAACTTGCTCCGGTTGAAACAGGGTTAAATCTTTTCAGAACAGTAGTAAACGAAACAAAAGGCACAGGGTTAAAGCTGGAAATTGATGAAAGCGATACGGTATTTAATCTTATTTTCGGGAAAAACGCAGATGCAGCACTTGCCGTAATGGGGTCTGAAAATGTCTTTAATGCGGTTTATGAATGCTGTACAAGAGTGAAATACGATAACAAACCATTTACGCTTGATTTATTCAATGATGAAAAAGCACGTCAAGACCTGCTCCCTGTAATTCAGCTTGTCGGATTGGAGAATTTAGCCCCTTTTTTGCCAAGTCTCCGTTTAGTTTTCGATACCCTCATTTCAGACCTCTTGATGAAATAAGACTGCCTGAGGTAGATATAAAACTAAACTGGGTGGATTACTGGGCGATAAGGCTTTCTAAAGCAGGCTACGGCGATGTTAACACAATCAAAATGTACGATGCTGAAACATTCTTAAACTTAATTCATTATGAAACATTTATGGTTGAATACGAACGTCAGGTAAGGGATTTAAACACAGGTAACAGGTAATGGCAGAAGGAAATAATGGACAATCTAAAGGCTTAGGCGAATTATTTGTAGAATTCGGGCAAAAGGGCGGTTCAGGGTTAATGAAAGCCCTTAACGGTATTTCTGCTCAATTTTTGTTGACCAAAAATACCGCACAGCAAGCCATTAATATGGTCAAAGATTTCAGCAAAAATGCGCTGAATACAACTGTAGCCTTTGACAAGTTTAATGCTACAACCGGCATATCTGTTGAGAAACTCAGGGGTTGGGATAAGTGGCTAAAACTTAACAATTATAGTACAGAAGAATTTTTAGGGAATATTGCTAGTGTTCAACAAGAATTGATTGATATTCAATCCGGGAAGGGTGGTCATTTAAAAGGTTGGACATTGCTGGGTCTTGACCCTCATAATTTTGATTTTCATAAGCCTGAGGAAGCACTTACAGCGGTATTAAAACGCTTGCAACAAGTCGATGAAGCGGTTGGCTCAATGGCATTAGATGAACTTGGCTGGTCTAAAAGTTTACTATATCTTGCAAAACAGCATAATGATTTATATGATACCAGATACAATTTAGATGAGGAAAATATTAAGACTTTACGTGAACAACAAGACCTTTGGAATGCGCTTAATGTAACGTGGGAAGCTGCACAACAGAAATTTATTGCTAACCAACGTTGGATAAACACTCTTTTAAAGGATGCCTATAGATTACTTAATCTTCCTATAAAATCAAGAGAAGAACAATACCAATATATTGATGAAAAAAGTCAATCCCTGAAAAATTTTGTAAAAGATAACTGGTATCTCTGGTTTACACCATTCGGGGCATTAATAAACGCAAAAAAAATAATAAATAACGATGCTATCGAAGACTATGTTACAGGATATCAAAACTATAAGAAAAACCCTAAAAAGACACTGCCCCGGTATAATATAACATCACCTATTGATAAACAAAATAAAAATACTTCTTCACAGGAGATAACTAACCGTGGCACGGTTGGGAACGAACAGCCGATGCCTTTTTACGCTCCTGTAGATGGAAGTTCTGATTATGTTCCGGCATCAGTACCACAAAATAATTCTATTCCTCCAAACAACGTAACCTCATATAACACAAACAACGTAATCAATATAAACCAGACAATTAACAGTACGGCTGACCCTGTACTTGTTGCGAATGAAAGCACAAACGGCATAAAGCGCAGTCTTTCGCAGATAGAATTAAGCAATCCGCAGGTAGTATAAAATGGTATTTCAGGCAACAGCAGACTATTTCAGCTTAATAAACCAAAAATCAGCGCAATTCTCTCCTAAAGAGTTATGGACTAATATCTGCCAAGATGTAACAGACATAAATATCGGAGATGCTTTTATTCAAATTCTTGGACAGACAGGAATCGCAGGGTTTAAGTTCCATATACAGGAACAAGAACGCATAGAATTTGATAGCGAGATAACAACGCATTACGTTGAGGATAACAGACCTGTTCAAGACCATATTGCACATAGACCTGTAATGATTACCGTTAAAGGTTTACAGGGCGAATATTTTCATTCTGTTAATCCGATAGAGGACACTCTTGCGCTTGTTACTCCTACAATGTCGCTAGTAAAACAGTTTGTACCTAAAGTAAGCAATTTTGTAAAACAGCAGAAATCAAAAAAGATTGTCGACAGCGCCGGTAAAGCGATAAAAACTGATAGCGGCGAATATGCTTTAATCGGTTCCGTAACAAACACAATCGTAAATAATTTCAATGCTGTTGATTTATTCAAAATTTTTCAGGATTTATATAAACTGACATCTGCGCAAACACGTGCTTATTACTTTTTTAAAGCATTATATAAATCAAAAGCATTAATTTCTGTAGAAACCAGCTGGGAACGCTATGACAATATGGTGTTAAAGTCAATGACCCCTTTACGAGATAACTCTCTTGATATAAGCGATTATACTCTGACTTTTCAGCAGATAAACTTTGTACAAAGTATGGTGCTTGATTTGAAAAATACAGCCGCCAGGACACGTCAGCAGATTGCACAAACCCAAAATAAAGGGACACAAAAAGGTACTTATAAGCAGACAATACCGTCAACATAAGGTTAAATAATGTATCAAATATCATCTCTGGATAATTCGCCAAAACAACAGATAAAAATTCCGCTTGAAAATAACCAATTTTTAACTTTATATCTTGAATACAGAGCTAACCAGCAAGGGTGGTTTTTCAATTTTACTTACAATGAAACCACTTATACAAACTTAAGGCTTGTGACGGCTTACAATATGCTGCGGGCTTACAGAAGTTATCTGCCGTTCGGCTTGCGGTGCGATACCATTGACGGGCTTGAACCGACTGATATAGATGATTTTTCAACAGGATATGCACAAGTTTATACCCTTACATCAGAAGATGTTGAAGCGATAGAAGCTAACTACTATGAGAAAATTTAACAGGAATTACAAAATAGTTTTTGAAGTTGGGTATAGAAAGGATCTGCTTGAATACGTTCCCCAGCAGACAATAGAAGTTCAATATCCATTTACCTTAAAGTTTGATGTTAACAGGGGCGTATGGTCTGATGCAAATACCGGAAATTTTCAAATTTATAATCTCGGTTATGATGTCCAGGCTCTTTTATGGAAAGACAGATTTGACCAGACAAAATATGTTACAATGTGGCTATATGCAGGTTATGAAAATATAATGCCTCTTATTTTTATGGGTGATGTTCAGGAATGTACAAGCTACCGTAACGGTGTTGATTTTATAACGGATATTCAGGCAACAGACGGTGGGTATCTGTTCCAGTATGGATTTGTAAATAAAACATTTTCAAAAGATACAGATTTCAAATTTCTGATACAGGAACTTCTTGCGGGTGTTCCTACCTGTAAAGTCGGATATATAACCTCTAACGTAAAACAGATGAGAAAACGCGGCAGGACATTCATTGGTCAGACAATGAAACTACTAGAGGCGTACAACTTTGACAAGGTTTTTGTAGATAACGGAGAATTACATATCTTAGGTGAAAATGATGTTATTCCGGGTCAGTTAATGGTATTGAATGCAGACAGCGGTATGATAGGTACACCGCGCAGGAGTGAAACAACTCTGAACGTTGATACAATCTTTGAACCTCAATTAGTTGTAGCTCAAGCAATAAACCTGCAAAGTAAAATTTATCCTTTCTTAAATCAAAACTATCAAATTATAGGATTGCGCCATTACGGCACAATCAGCCCTGTTGAATGCGGGAATTTATATACAAGTGTTTCATTATCCCTTGGGAAATATCCGTTTAATGAACTCAAAAAGCAGATTGCAGCTTATACAGGCGAGACAACCGGAAAGTGGTCTAAACCGGTTACAGGGGCTAATGTAAGAATAACAAGTGGTTATGGAAGCCGTCCTAGTCCGACAGCAGGAGCAAGTACAAACCATGAAGGAATAGATATTGGTGCACCTTACGGTACTCCTGTCAAAGCAGCAGCTAACGGAATTGTCAATTTTGCAGGTTCTGCAGGCGGGTATGGGAATGCGATATATATAGATAACGGAACTATTGAGGGCAAAAGAGTAAGCAGCCGTTACGGACACTTAAACCGTTATATTGTTGCATCAGGTACAAAAGTAACACAGGGACAAACAATAGGTTATGTTGGCTCGACAGGAAAGTCAACTGGTCCGCACTTGCATTTCGAGGTAAGAGAAAACGGTAAAGCTGTTAACCCTATCAGTTATATAGGAACATACTAATGACAAGACAAGTATCAAAAACAAATCCTACACTTGAATATACGTTATCAGTTGTTCAGCAGGCAGTAATGAGCAATCTCAACTGCAATAATATAGGCAGAATAGTCAAATTTTACCCCGAAACATTTACTGCGGATGTTGAATTGATGCAGCAAAAACAGTTTTATAACACAAATTATGCCGCGCCATATCTTGTAGACGTTCCGATAATTGTAATCGGCGGAACAAACAGCGGAATTACAATGCCTGATTATGAAGGCTGCTATTGTCATTTAGCATTTATGGACAGGAATATAGATGCCTGGTACGAAACAGGTGAAGCATATGCACCGGATGATGCCAGAATGCACGATTTTTCAGACGCCGTTGCATTAGTCGGACTTCACAGCCTGCAAAACCCGGTTGCAAATTATGAACAGGGCACACTTAATATCTGGAATGGCACAGAAAACAGAAGCTGCAAAGTTCAGTTAAAACAAAACAGTTTTAATGTTAATGTATCATCAACTTCTACAGAAGGAGAGGAAGAAGATGCCGTAAATTCAACTTTTACAATTGACGATAAATTCAAAATGGCAAATGCTCAACAGGATTTATTAAGCTTAATTACAGACCTTTTAACAGCATGCGAAAATATCGCGGTTACAACTAATACCGGAATAATCACACCGACAAGCAAACAGACCTTTACAAATTTAAAAACAACTTTTGCGGAATTATTAAAATGAGCATACGAAATTTAGACGAAAATCACGATTGGACATTTGGCGCTGGGCGGTCAAATTATCTGAATTATAACGCAGAAATCGGATTAAATATAAAAACAAGACTTTTATCATTTCTTGGAGATTGTTTTTTTGATACAGATGCCGGCATAGACTGGTTTAATCTCCTGGAATATAACCGCTCGGCACAATTACAAAGCAGTATTGAAAAGACTATTGCACAGACCGAAGGGGTCGTAAAAGTCAACAACATTGATGTTCTTACAAACGCAGACAGAACACTTTCTATACAATACAGTGTTTCAACGATTTACAGTACGGATTATCAGGGACAGGTAGAATTCAATTATGGCAGGTAATTATTTTTCACAAACAGGGCTTGTTACACAATCATTAGAAGAGATTATAACAGAAATTACCGGGAAATATCAGGAAATTTACGGTAATGATATAAACATTGACCAGAATACACCTGACGGGCAAATGATAAATCTGCTTGCGCAGATGAAAAAAGATATTCTGGATTTATTGGTGCAATACAATTCTAATATTGATGTTGATCAGGTTCAGGGAATAGCACAGCAGATTTTATACAAGCTTAACGGGCTTGAAATCAAATCTTATACTTACAGCTACGTAAATGTAAAGGTGACAACAAGCGGTCCGACAAATCTTCAAGGGCTTGACAATAACATTGATAATTCAGACGGTACCGGCTATACAATTCAGGACACAAACGGCAACCGCTGGATTTTGGCAAACAGTGTAATAAATCTGAACGGAACAGATGAATTTCCTTTTAGAGCCGCGGAGTTGGGTGGAATACAGTGCCTACCCAATACCGTTACCTTACCGGAAACAATTGTCAGCGGCGTTGTATCTGTAACAAACCCGGCAGCAAATTATATTACGGGCGATACAGGAGAAAGCGATGCTGAATATAGACAGCGCAGAAATAAAACTGTAGCTTTACCTTCCCAGGGTTTTGATGAAAGCATAGAAGCCCAGTTGTTAAATTTAGACACTGTTACACAAGTTAAAGTTTATGATAACAGAAAATCCGTAGAAGTTAACGGTATCCCTGCGCACACAATATGGGTAATTGTAGAAGGCGGACAAAACTCTGAAATAGGCAATATAATTTATGCTAATATCCCGCCCGGAATACCTATGAAAGGTTCTATTGAGGTTTTAGTATCCAAATCAAACGGGGAATTAACACCTGTTTATTTTGACCGTGGAACAGCTCAGACATTATATGTAAAGATTACAATAAAAAATCTTGAAACAACGGCATTAGATGAAACCGATATCAAAAATAAAATGTCAGAAAATTTAACTTACAATATAGGAGAAAATGCTGATACTGCAACAATAACTTGTGTTTTAAGAGATATATTAAATAACACTGGTATCCCTTATGATGTTGAAGTTTCTACAGATAATTCAAACTGGCAGGAAATTGTTACCCCTACCGGTTTAGACAACTATTTTGCACTTGCAGCAGAGAATATAACTTTAACGGTAGAATAATAATGTCATATACAGATGAAGAATTAAAGCAGCTTGTAGAGGAAGTTGCAACAAATTATGCTGATTTATTGATTTTACAATATCGTGCATGCCCTAAAGCACGCGCTACAATCAAAATGTTTGTAGAAGAGCTTTTATGCAACGGTTTGATATTTCAATATGAGAATATATTAGATCTTGATACTCCTTTTGGATTTATTCTTGATTTAATAGGAAAAATCGTAGATTGCCCGCGATATATTCAAGGGCTTACGCTCACAAGAAATTATTTTACATTTCATAATGATAGCAAAAACATAGGCTACTCTAAAATAAATGCTCCTGCAAACGGTATTTTTAAGACTATTTACAACAGTCTGCTTTCTAAGTATGAACTTAATAATAGCGATTACAGACAATTAATAAAGTTCAAAATTCTCGTAAATTGTCTCAGGGCATCACAAAAAGATATAGATGACGCTATTTATACACTATTTGGTAATGATATAGTTTTAAGAAATAATTTTGATTTAACAATTACTTATATTGTCGCAAATAAACTATTATTATCATTACAGGCTGCATTAAAATTAAAATATTTTCGTGCCCCCTGCGGAGTTGGGTTCGAATATATACTGGTAGTTCCGGAACCGACAAAAATATACGGATTTAAGCGAATAAACAGTTACAAGAGCCCGATTGGTTTTTCACGTGTAAACGCACCAAAAGAGGCAAGCTTTTTACGCGTATCTAATGTGATTAATATCAATGCAGCTTAAGAAGAAGGAGATTTAAATTATATGGCTAAAATACCTAGAATTACACAAAAAATCTTTGCTGAAAATGCAGGCAGTAATGAAGTAACAGCATTTGGAACAGCAAAAAACGGCAATGATGCCGAATATACAAAAGATGTAAGTAAAATCCAAACAGAAGCTTTTACACAAGGGTGGGAGCCTGCGCTGTTAACAGATGATGCGCCATTTATGGAAGATATGAATGCTGTTTTACTTGCACAATCACAGCAAATAGCATACCTGTTTCAAGAGGGTAACGCTGAATGGGATAATCAGACAACTTATTATAAATTCTCTATTGTTAAAAAAGTTATAAATGAAGAATTGAAACTTTTTTATTCATTAACAGATGATAATATTGGGAATGACCCAGCGCAGGACACTTCCGGTACAAATTGGAAAGAATTGTCTTTCGGAGGAGAAGCACAGTATGCAATTGGTGACCCAATAATAGCCCTTTCAAGTACCTTAGAAGACAATGAAATCTGGCTTGAGGGTGGGACTGTATCGAGAACAACATACGCGGAATTATTTGCAATTTACGGAACAACTTACGGAGCAGGTGACGGGTCGACAACTTTTGTTCTGCCTGATTTTAGAAATCGTGCAATTTGGGGAGCTAACAGTTTCGGCTATATCGAAGCAGGGCTGCCGAATATCACGGGAACTACAATTAATGCCAGAGTATTAAGCCAATTTGGTGCGGGGGAAGATGCGCCAACGTCCGCTATATATATAAAGCATTCAGCTATAGCTCAAAGTGTTGGTACTAGTGGATGTCAATATAATGAGTTGCGCTTTGATGCATCACGTTCAAATACTATTTACTCAAATAGTATAAAAACAGTGCAGCCCGCATCCATTAAAGTTAGAGTTAAGACAAAGTATAAATAACTACTTATATCGTGTTTTAACTCTTACCTTTATCGAAGGTGGTTGAACAGTAGAACCAGACTTGTATATAGGATTATTTGTACTTGCTTCTGTTGTTTGTATATTTTGGACTGTATGCTGAGGGGCATTTATTAATATAAAACCATCACCCCATGTTGTTTGAATGTTTATACCATGCAAGGTAGCTTGATGGCTATGGTCCGGCAGCCCTGCTTCGATATAGCCGAAACTGTCGGAATGATGAGTTTATATAATAAAAAAATAGGAGAAATTATGAATATCTATAACTATGATGAAAAAACAAAAGAATATTTATCTACAACAATAGCAGAGGCTGATCCTGAGGAAACAAAGCTTAAAGGGAAATTTGTTCCACTAGTTTCTGCAAATGCTACACTTATTGAAGTCCCTGAATATGGAGAAAATGAAATTCCTGTATTCGAAAATGAAAATTGGGTTATAAAACCTGATTACAGAATAAATTTTTATAAAGTTGACGACAATTTAAGTGTTCAAGAAATTAAAACAATCGGAGATCAAGAAGGCTGCTACATTGTAGATAAGACTACAGGGGATTTGATAAAACAAAATCCGGATAAATTCAAAATTGTAGATAATCAGGTTATTGCAAAAACTGATGATGAATATCAGGCAGAACAAGAGGAAATAGAAAAAAACAGAATTGCAATGCTTAATTTGACTGCCGCAGATGTTGAACGTGCTATTTATAAAGTTAAAGGGATGGACTTTGACGATGTTGTTTCACTTGTTGAAACTCAATCTTTATCGGAAGATGATAAGACATCAATTGACATAAAAGCCTTAAAAATAGAACTCCGTGCAAATAACTTTTACAGAGGTAATCCTTATATAAACACTGTCGGAACACTTCTGGGCTTTAGCGAAAAGCAAATGGATGAGTTCTTTGAAACAAATGATTATACAAAGCTTTTAGAAGAATAAGATATTGAAAAATCGACAACCCCGTATGATTATAGTAATATAATTATGCAGGGTAAAAGATGCTCTTTTGAAACGGAACTGACCGACACTTACATTGTAGACCTCGGGTTGGTTCCCGACTAGAAAGGGGGCTGATATGGATAAATTCAATATTAGTTTATTACTAATTTTTATGATTTTATTTGTATTAAAAAACGGCTCTTACCTGAACAGATAAGAACCGTTAGACCTCTAAGGGCATCCGGCTAGCTTGGCAAGCTGCCACCCTGTGCTTATATTATTTACTATTTTCTCCGGTTTGTCAAGTGTAGGCAATAGAAAAATTAAGGAGGAAATTATGGAAGAAAAAAAAGGCGTTTCTCAAGAAGCAAAAACACAAATAAAAGACTTGTGGCTTGATGTTGGAGAAAACGTTGCCGCAAAATGTTATGTAAAATTGATTGAGACTATTGATATTCTTGCAAAAGATACCGATAATATTGCCGCAAAATTGGCAGTAGCAACAATGCAGGCAATGCAGCCTGTTGTAATGTCATTGCTGGATTTAATCGACGGTGTCAAAGGCGATATTGAGGTTGAGGCATAATGTTTGACATTTCAGACGCGATAAAATCAGTTGGAGAGGCTTTTACAAGCCTTTTCAACTATTTTAAAACAGCTAAGGAAGAGCAATGCGAAACACAGATTGTCAAGGATAAAAAACGTCTTAAAAGAGCCACAAATGTGGCAGAAGAAGCCTTCAGACTGATTGATGATAACAAACATTATCTGCCAGACAACGTTGTGAAAAAGTATGAAAAATTACGCAAAGAATTTGACGAGGAAGACTAATGCAGGTAAATTACACAAGTTTTGATAAGGCTATAGGATACGATTACAAAAACAAAAAGAAACCGTTTTATTTGATACAGCCTATTTATGTAATTGTCAGCTATGCTAACAAAAAAATTTATTTAAGGCTTGACGATCTGAATTTTACATCTGACGGGTGTACTTTGTGGAAAGTATTCTGGTTAATTCTAGGATGCCCTCATACTCCACAATACCTGCCTGCAAGCCTTATACACGATTGGATATTGGCAAACCCGCAATCTGTAAATTACAGTAGAAAACTGGCAAGCAGAATTTTTAAAGCAGCTTTATTAAATGAAGGCGTAAACCCTTTTAAAGCTCAATTAATGTATCTTGCAGTTGATATGTTTCAAGCATTAAAAAATTTAAATACAAAGAAATGGAAATAGATGGATAATTGGTTAATATATGCCCCATGCGGGCTTTTTGTAATAAGTATTTTAGTTAGTTTAAAATTGTTTGCTCGAAGTGATGAATTGACAGCATTGGAAGCTAAGATAATGACTTATGCCGTAGAACATTTTGTAAGCAAAGATACTTACAGCGACAATCACAAGGCATTGCAAGACCAGATGTTACAGATACATCAGGATGTTTCAGATGTAAAAAACATTCTTATAGGTATAGTTAATGACCGTAATCGGAGGAATTAATATATGAATTTAACAAATAATTTTACATTAAATGAACTTATTTATTCGACAACGGCAGAAAAAAACAAAATAGATAATACACCGTCACAACCTGTAATTAAGAATTTAAAGGCTCTGTGCGAAAATGTTTTACAGCCTTTAAGAAACAATCTAGGCTGCCCGATTGTAATAACGAGTGGATTTCGCTGTGCCGTTTTAAATAAACGTGTAGGAGGTGCTTCTAATTCACAGCATTTATACGGTCAAGCTGCAGATCTGATTGTTCCTCAAAAGAACTTAAAAGATGTATTCAATTATATCAAAGCTCATTTACCTTATGACCAGTTATTATACGAGTACAGTAAAAGCGACAAATGGATACACGTTTCGTACAGAGCAGACGGTCATAACCGAAAACAGGCTATTGATAATTACAAAGCATAGCTTTTTATATATGAATGCATATTATGCATTCCTCCTTTTTAATATATAATTCGGCTCCGGAGATTTATTTCACTGGAGTTTTTGTTTTTCTAAATGCTCACAGAATGCTCACAAAATATAAACTTTATAAAATCTGTAAAAAGCGTAAAAATTAAAATACTTGATTTTACAGTGTTTTATAGACTTTATAAAATCCATAAAAAATATAAAAAGCATATTTTTAACCCTGCTAAGGTGTTATGTGGAGCAATCTGCATCTAGGGTTCAAATCCCTATTACTCCGTTTTTTATTATGTTTCAGGTATATTGAATTTTTAGGGTGTCGCCTATTTTTTCTAAATGCTCACAGAATGCTCACAAAAAATCCTGTTTTCAATCGCTTCTTTTGCATTCAGATTTACATCACTCATTATTGCAGAATAGATATCATTAGTTGTAGATGTTCTAGCATGACCTACCTGACGCGAAATATAAACTGTTGGCAAACCTAGTGTATGTAATATGTCAACAAACTGCCCTCTTAAGTCATGAACTCTCATATAATCCTCAGGGTAACCACAAGCTTTTAACAATTTATCAAATTGAGAATTTATCCAATTTGCACTGACAGGTCTATCATTGTCCTTACCTTTAAACAAATACCCAGAAAATATGTGGTATTGCCTTATATGCCATTTTATTATTTTACCAACACTAGGCGGGAAATCAACAATACGTTTTGACTGCTGGGTTTTAGTTCTGTCTTTGATGTTACGTCGAGTATATTGTTTTGTAATCCATATTTGATTTCGCTTAAAATCAATATCCTCAACACAAATTGCGGAATATTCCCCAAGACGCATACCGGTAAATATCGCAAGCGAAAATATACAATAAAATGCCGGGAATTTCTCTTTGCATAATTTACTTACCTTTTTTATTTCTTCTATGTCAAAGCGATGCCTTAATTTAATAGGTTCTTGAGCCTTTGGCATATATTCAAAAGGATTTTCAATTATTAATTTCATTTTTAATGCATAGTTGAAAGCCGCTTTACAAAGTTTTCGGCATCCGTTTATAATATGAGGACTTTTAGTTTTTGTAGCTTTGTCAAACCAATTTTGTATTATGTACGGGCTTAATTCTTCAATCTTAAGATAAATAAAATCTTGCAAATGATTTTTGTAATATCCTTTATAATTGGCAATTGTACCTGCTGAATATTCCTGAGATACTTCAATATGTTCAATAAATAAACCTAGGATATCTTTAAATGTTGTTTTTTCAGGATTTAATTTTATCTTTTTATTTTTATACTTTTGAACTGCTTCATATTCACATTGCTGTGCCTCCTGTTTTGTTTTAAAACCACTTTTTCGTAATTGTTTCCGTGGGCTTTTTTGAATTGTTATGCAAAATTCCCACGTAAAACTACCATCACTTTTATATCTTTTTCTTACGCTCATATATCAACCTCTTGCCGGTTCAAGCCCGTCATTCAACCACTTAATGACATCTCTTTCGCTAACTTTTAAACCACCGCGTGTATAAACTGGAATTTCGTTTAAAGTTTTCGTGTACTTGTACAAAGTAGGATATTTAATTTTGTATTTTAACCCTACTTCTTTGAACGTCATCAAATCGTTTGGAATTTCTATCTTACTCTTGTTTAAATTAATAACATTGTTCACAATTTTTCTCCTATAAATTAAAATAACTTCATGAAATTTTTTTCATGAAGTTTTATTACTTTTTAAATATTTATATTTATGCTGTTTTCCTTTTTTTTATTTCTCTGACCTGTGCATAATGCATATCATCAATTTTTATACGGTTGTCCCATCTGTGCAATGTATTTTTTAAATAAGTTATTAACTCTGAGATATTCCGTTCACAAGGTGGGTTTTGTTTCATCGCGTTCCAATTTGCATCCAACAGCTGAACAGATGTTTTAACTTCTTCATAATATTCTTTATCTTTATTATTCATTTATCTTCCTCATAAGTTGTAATCAAACCAATATAAAACCCTGTTAAAAAGGCTAAAATCGTCATTACTAAAGTTATCATATACTCCTCTTTCCTAATCCTTTTCTCCGAACAGCTCGCGGACTTGGTTATAACATTTTTCAGTAAATGGTCTTAATCCAACCAGAATATGTTCTTTCAGATTTTCAACATCACTATAGATGTTATGTGCTTTATTAACTTGTGTCTCAATACAAATCAACTCAAGCAGAATGCGGTCGGTGATTTCGGGGTAAATAAATCCCTTAAAGATCTCTTTACCTTTATAGTTAGGATAATATTCATAAGATATTGTTGTAATTAAAGGCTCTCTTTTGTTTGTTTCATTATTCCACAAGCCTACATCAATTTTTATTTTTTCTGGTTCAATCCCGAACGCGTCAAAAAATTTCTGTTCTATTTCGTTAGTCATCGTTTAAGTTCTTCCATAAATCAAGTAACATAATTATTATAAGACCCCAAAAGCCTATTGCGACAGGGAGTAGAAACATAATAAATAGTAATTTACTCATACTTCCACACCTCCGATTTGATTGCCTGCTTAATACTTTCACCGCAAATTGGCAAAACTTTCCAAAGTATAAATAAAATTAAGCACTCTGTTCTGTCTTCACGCTCAACAAACCAGTTATCGACTTTAATACCATTGTGCGTGAATTCAAATTTATGACCGCATTTTGTGATTAAAATATATTCATGCATTAATGTATTATCTGAATAATAATGCACGTATTTTACAACTGTAAGGCGTTGCTTTGCCAATTCTGCAAGCATTATTTCTTCCAGCTTCACAAAGTTTTCAGGCTGCGTGAAGTCGGGATAGAATTCTAAGGGTTGAGCCTCCGGGCAAATTTCACATTTCGCCCAAGGCTCTTGTAAACACTCTGGGGTTCCACAATCTACATATTTTACCTTTGCTTCAATCCCGCAAATCTCACACAGCTCGCGTGATAAGTCTTTATTCGTCATCTTGTTTCATCTCCATATTTAATCGTTGCTTTGCCAATTCAAAGAAACTAATATCCTTCTCTATTCCCACAAAACTTCTGTTTAGGTTTTCACAAGCTTTACCGGTTGTGCCTGAGCCCATGCAAAAATCAAGTATAATATCATTTTCTCTTGAGTATGTTTTTACAAGGTATTCAAGAAGCGCTAGTGGTTTCTGTGTTGGGTGTAAGTTCAGGGTTTGCTTGTCCGATGAAAATTCTAATAATTGTGTCGGGTACCTG